AAAGGATTATTCGCAGAAGATGCCCCGCTTAATCCAGGAAATCCTTATTCAGCAACAAAAGCGTGTGGTGAAATGCTCTGTAAGGCTTATCACAATACCTACGGAGTTCCAATCGTTATCGTTCGCCCAGAAAATAATTATGGATACGCTCAACATCAACAGAAGGCAATTCCTACGTGGATTAAACACTGCTTGGAGAATAGACCTTTGCCCCTATATGGGGATGGGAAACATAGAAGAATGTGGCTTAGAGTGGAAGACATGGCAAGTGCGATTGAAACAATAATCTTTTCGGGGGAAATTGGAGAGACTTATAATATTGGGGGGTATCAAGAACATGCCAACATTGATGTGGTTAACAAAATCTGTGAGATTCTCGGAGTCAAACCAAGCATCACTTACATTCCAGATGACAGGGTTCGAAAAGGACATGATAGGCGTTACGGGATTGACTGTGAGCGTATACGAAGCCTCGGGTGGAGTCCTAAGTACACGCTGGAGTCTGGGCTCGAAGAGGTTGTCAATTGGTTCAAAACAAACGATTGGTGGCTAAGGTGAGTAAAAAAAAGAAAAAAAAGAAATTGATTCTGGAGCATCCACAGGATAAGGGGTTGAGGGAAGCAACAATAGAATCTTTGAATGAGCAAGAAAATAAAGTTGATATTCCCATCGAAAAGAAAAAACTCTATCCAAGAAAATTATATCCTCCTCCTGATGTTATGCGAAGGATGGTAGAAGCAGAAGAAAACAAAGTTGAAAAAAATCCTTTAAAAAGATTCTTTAAAAAGTTTTTCGGTGAGGGCTATTAATGGATTTAAGCGAACAAAGTACAATCGAAGTTGTTATTAATAACCCGCCAACAAGTTATACTGGCGAAATTTGGGTGGCGATTATAGGGGGACTCTTTCTTATAGTTGTGACGCTTATTACATTGAAAGTAAAAAGTGGAAGCAACAAGTTACCATCTTAAAGCCTGCCAACTTATTACAGAAATAATAAATCATGGCTGGGGGAAAATTGAAATCCTCGTCGAGAGTCGCAAAGATTCTTATATCATTGTTACTTTTGATTGCGGGAAGCGTTGGAAGTATCATTTAAAAAAAGAAATTAACATAGACAAAACTGTTATATAAGGAGAATGAAAATGTCAAAAACAAACGACCTAAGAGAAGAATTTGGAAAAGATTTTGTGGGAGCATTCGCAAAGTTGGGGGAAATCTGTGCAAGTTTTAATGATGATGGCGAATGGGTGAGTGCGACTATTAATATCACTTCTGACCCTAAAGGCGAAGCACCTGTTGTCGCAATTATTTGCTATCCGGGAACAACGAAAGAACATGCTCAAGCAATTCAGAAAAATGTTGCTGGTGGCTTTCTTGGTCTCTAATGTTAAAAAGTACATTGGCGATTGTGTTTGTCCTATATGTGGCACTTGTGTTGCTGATTTTAGTAATCTTAGAAGCATTGAAGTTATGGTGCGACTTCACAGAGAACAGCAATTCCCAATAACCTTGACCGACCCAAAGACAGGTTTCTCGCTAGCTGAATTACCTTCTTGCCTTAATACAGAAGAGTTTTTTAAGCCAACAGAAAAGAGCAAAAAGATTAAGCTGTTCGTGCTTGACAATGAGGCATAGATTGCTATACTCTGAAGAGTAAGGGAACAACTCCCGTGTTGTTCTCAGACTTATTTTTGGTGAAGAAATTCACTAAACCCAAAGGGTTACTTAGGCATAGGTTCTAGGTAGCCCTTTTTTTATCTTATGAAAACAATAAACTGGACAACTGAGAAGCGAAACATCAAGGATTTAATTCCAGCGGACTACAATCCACGCACTCTTCCGAAGAAGGTGGGTGTGCTACATATAGGAATTTCGAAAGGGAGATAGAACAATTAAATATGCTCCAAAAGAAGTGGGGCTACGATATTGTTAAGATTGACCGAAATAACAGAAGCCATAATCTGACCAAGGGAAAAAAGAAGATTGATTTTAACCCCGTTATTCGGGTTCCGATTGGGGGAATTTAATGCAAACTATTGTGAAAGCAAGACTTATAACAATGAAGAAGACTGGACGACCTTTACTTGATATTCCAGAAGATAAAGTCGAATACCTTGCTTCTTTAATGTGTACGGCTCAAGAAATTGCAGGATTCTTTGATTGCGATAAATCTACCATTTTAACTCGTTTTCCTCTCGCTTTAAGTAAAGGGCGGGAGAAGGGAAAAGTTAGCCTAAGAAAGAAGCAATTCAAGATGGCAGATAGAAGTGCGGCGATGTGCATTTTCTTAGGAAAGAATTACCTAGACCAAAAGGACAAATACGAAGGAGAAGGCTTTGGAGACACCATCAACGTCACTCCAACAAGAACTTTCATCTTCCAAGATATCGACTATAAAGGTACCGACAGGGGTATACATGCCCTTGAAGGCTCAGAAAGTAATCGGTGCAAGGAAGAGATACAAGATACTTAAAGGGGGTCGAGGGGGTGCGAAGTCATTCTCATTTGCTCAAGCGTTAGCCATCATGGCGAGCGAAATACCTTTAAGGATTCTATGTGCAAGAGAAATTCAGAACTCAATAAGGGATTCAGTTCACAAGCTTTTAAGTGATAGGATTTATGAGTTAGGTCTTAGTTCTTTATATCGAATTACTGAAAAGAGTATTACCTCAAGCGTAGGGAGCGAATTCCTATTTAAAGGGTTGTATCGGAATATACGAGAGGTCAAATCTACAGAGGGCATTGACATCTGTTGGATTGAGGAAGCCGAGGGGGTTTCCAAATCTTCTTGGGAAGTTCTAATACCAACGATACGAAAGCCAGATTCTGAAATTTGGATTAGCTATAACCCAGAGAATGAAGATAGTGCGACTCACCAGAAGTTTGTGGAGAATACACCGCCTAATTCAATCATTGAGCATATTGGGTGGCAAGACAATCGTTTCTTTCCTAATGTTCTTAAACAGGAAATGGAATACGACAAAAAGGTTGATTATGATAAATACCTACATGTTTGGGAAGGTGAACTTAAGAAATATTCCGATGCTCTTATCTTCAAGGGTAAAATCTTTGAAGAGAGTTTCGAGACCCCAGAAGATGCGACCTTGTTATATGGTGCTGATTGGGGTTTTAGCGTTGACCCCACCGCTCTTGTGCGTATGTTTATGAAGGACAGATGCCTTTATATCGATTATGAATTTTATGGGTATCAAGTAGAGATTGAAGATTTACCAGAAGCTTTTGACAGAGTACCAGAGGTTAGAGAATGGAGAATCATTGCGGATAGTGCGAGACCAGAGACAATCAGCCATGTAAGGAAAAAAGGCTTTAACATAGTAGGAGCGGAAAAAGGAAAGGGGAGCGTTGAAGATGGTATCGAATTCCTTAGAAGTTTCGAAAAGATTATCATTCATCCAAGATGCCCTCATACATCAAAAGACTTTAGGAATTACAGATGGAAACAAGACAAAATAACCGAAGAAATATTGCCTATACCCTTAGACAAATCCAATCATTCGCCCGATGCTTGCCGTTATGCATTGGAGCCGTATATGAAAAGCAAGGAATTTAAAATATCATGGGTCTAAAAAACAACATATTCGATTTTATCAATAAGTACACCCCAATAGATACAGATGCCATAAGACAGAAATTGCCATTCGTTCATCTGTTGGGGCATGAAAAGTCATATGGTAAGCCCAATGCACGGAATTATGATGTTATGATGCAGAATTACAAGTCGTGGGTCTTTGCATGTGCGAATAAGAATGCAACGAGTGTGGCATCGAATACACCTCAAGCCTTTAAGAGAATTATTAAGGTGGGAGAAGAAGAAGAACTTAAAAGAATATATCAGCACCCCTTCCTCGATTTAATCAATGGAGTTAATCCTTTTAGCAATCGGTATGAGTTATTCGTCATAACCATCTTGAATATGGAGTTGACGGGAAATGCTTATTGGTGGGCTCCTCGTAACGTATTGGGAATACCTACTCAATTATGGAACATTCCAAGTAATTGGATTAAGGTTGTACCAAGTCCAGAAAAATTTATAGCAGGTTACGTTATGCGAGTTCCTGGCAAGGGAGAACCTGTTCCTTTTCCAGAAGAAGAAATCATTCATTTTAAATACCCAAACCCAGAAGATTTATATTACGGAGCGGGGCCAACTTGGGGGGCTCAATATGGTATCGACCTCAACAATGAGGTCAAGCAATGGGGTATCCATTTCTTTATGAATAATGCCCAACCTTCTGGAGTGTTAAGCACAGAGTCGAACCTTACACCAGATGAATATGACAGAATGACTAAAATGTGGGATAAGCGTCACAAGGGTAAGAAAAATGCGGGTAAGATGGCTATTCTTGAAGGTGGGTTAAAATATCAGCAAATGGGCTCAAAGATGAAAGAGTCGGGATATAAAGAAATCAATGCAGAGGTTCGGGACGAAATAATGGCTATGTATGGAGTACCAGCTTCTAAATTGGGTCTGGTTAATGATGTTAACAGAGCGAATGCAGATGCGAATGACTATACTTATCAAAAAGAAACAATCTTTCCTAAATTAAAATTAATGGAAGAAAAGTTTAATGAGAAATTGGCTCCGTTATATGACCCAAATCTTGTTATTAGATTCGATAACCCCGTTCCAGATGATAACGATTTCAGATTGAGAGAGAAGGAATCAAACATTCGAACGGGAATCACTTCGATTGATGAAGAGCGTGAGAAGGACGGGCTCGAACCTCTAAATCTGCCCGAGACCTCTGTGCCTTTAATTCCTTTCAATGTTGTGCCTGCTGGAACACCTGCTCCAGAGCCCACTTCTCCCGAGAAGGTAGATGCTGAAAAGGAAAAGAAGTCCCTAAGTAAGAGTCAAGCAGATAACAAGTGGCGGGTGTTCGTTACATTGACAGCCCCACAAGAAAGAATGCTTACAGAAGTAGTGAAAAGGTTTTTCGAAAAGCAACATAGTGAAGTGATGCGGAGTCTGAATAATTTCAAGTCACATAAGAAGGATTTGTTTAGTTCTATTTCTTTTATCTTAGACCAAGCAATTAATGAATTAAGTGTTCGTTCGCAAAACAATGTTCGGGAAGCGTACGTTAGCGGTTTAGAGTTAGGCTCTCAAGAAGTCGGGAACCAAATCGATTTTAATTTGTTTGAGCCTAATATTCAATTAGCCGTTAATGAACGATTAAGATTCTTTGCTGAAAAAGTTAATCAGTCAACGCAAGCTTTAATGGAGAGAGCAATACAAGCGGGTATTCGGGAAGGTGAAAGTATTGAGGAAATTAGCAAGAGGATTGATACAGTATTCCAACATAGTGAAGGATTCAGAGCGAAGACGATTGCTCAGACGGAAGTCATTGGAGCAGTTAATTCGGGGCAACTGAAAGCATATAACGAAGCGGGCATAACAGAAAAGAAATGGCTTACGGCGAGAGACGAAAAGGTTCGGGATTCTCACCAGATAGATGGTCAGATTGTTAAGTCGGGCGACGTATTTAATTTGGCAAGTGGTGCGGTTCTGCTTTATCCGGGTGATAGAAGTACGGGAGCAGATGCGGGCGAGGTTATTAATTGCCGTTGTACCGTATTACCTGTAACGAAAAAGGAGTCATAACATGAAGAAAGTATTTTTAATTTTAACAGTAGTTGCCTTATGCTTAGCATTTGCACAACCATCATTCGCTAAAGGAACCGAAAAAACAGAAGAAGCTGGCTCGTGGATTTTCATGACGGCACCTGTTTGGGTCGGTATTATTTCAACGGCTACGGAAGTTATCGGAGCACCAGAAATTGTCTTTGCTGTTGCGATTGCCTATGGAGCGTATAAAACTCATATCGGTGATTGGGGAAAAGATGGAACGGAAGCAATTAAAGAGTGTGCGGGAACACATACCAATGGAAATTGTTACCACATGGAATTAAACAAAGCCGAGTTGTTAGGCGGTAATGTGGGACATAACTAAAGATGGGTTCATTCTATCGAGGGGGAAATGATGAAGCAGTTAAATAAAGTATTCAGTACGCAAATTAAAGCACTTGACGAGAAGGAACAAACTCTCACAGCTTTAATAAGCACAAATGCCGTTGATAGGATGGACGAAGTTCTCGACCCAAAAGGGGTTGAACTTAAGCATTTTAAAAACAATCCTGTCGTATTATGGGCTCATGATTATGAAAAACAACCCATAGGAAAAGCCTTATGGACGAAGCGTTCGGGTGAAGGAATTATGAGCAAGATTAAGTTTGCTCCGACAGCTTTAGGAAAAGAAACATTTGAATTATATAAAGAGGGATTTCTTAATGCTTTTTCTGTCGGGTTCATTCCTAAAGCCCATGAAGACAAAGAGATAGAGGGTCAGTCACGGCCGAGAAGAACTTTCACGAAGTGGGAGTTATTAGAATTCTCTGCGGTACCAGTTCCAGCGAACCCAGAAGCATTGGCTTTGGCTATGCAGAAAGGGATGATTAAGTCACCAGAATTAATAAAAGCAATGGAGAAGCCTTATGACGTTGACGAGCCAAACATTAAAACCATTGATAAAGAACCGAGCGGTTCCGAGTCAGAAAATAAAAAAGAAATCAAAATCGAAGAAGAAGACGTAACGGGTCTCGAAGATTTGATTGCGGACAATGAAATTCTAACAAAAAATCTTGCGGAAGTCCGTAAGGAATTGAAAGAATATAAGTATAAATATTATTCAGCAGTAAAACAAAATCAGAAGATTGTTTCGGAGATTTCAGAGAAGAACTTAGCTGAAAAAACAGCTGAGGTCATTATCGGAGAAATCAGAAAACTATCTGGCAAATTAGATTAGGGAGACATCCAATGAAAAAGTTAACAAAAAAAGAGTTCGATAATCTTGACGAGAAGCAACAAGAAATTATGCTTCAAAAGATTGGCGAAGTTCAAGAACAGATGCAAAAAGGTGCGGAAGAAGATGCAAAGCTTCCTCAACTAGACATGAAAGAGTTTGAAGGAAAAGTTAAGAGTATCATTGAAGACCAAATGAAGGGCATGACACCTGTTGATAAGAAATACTTTATGATGCCGGGAATTGGGACAAAAGATGCTGATGACATCACCCCAGAAGCTAAGTTTGCTAAGACGAAGCGGTTCTTAGGTGCTTTAGTTGGTAAAGACACTCAAGTTTTAAATCAAATGCATCAAGAAGTTGTTGCTAAAGCTAATCTCTCAGAAGGGACTGGCTCTGCTGGTGGGTTTTTAGTTCCAGAAGAGTTCAAAGCGGAAATCCTTCGTTTAGTTCCTCTTTATGGTGTTATTCGTGCTAATTCACGATACATTCCAATGATTAGTGACACGACTCACATTCCGAGAAGTGTTAGCGATACAACTGCTAAGTGGGTATCAGAAGCTGGAACGATTGCTTCAACAGATGCGGTACTTGGTCAAGTGACATTAACAATCAACAAACTTGCTTCTATCACTAGCATGACGAGTGAACTTTTAGCAGATGCGAATATTCCAATTATTTCTTATTTATCAGAAACGATTGCGGAACAGTTCGGTCAAGCAGAAGATGAACAAGGTTTTAATGGAACAGGTTCTCCTTTCACAGGAGTTTTAAATAATACAGGTTCACCTCAGACACAACAAGGATTAGGGACAACAGTTGGTTCGTTGGCTTATGGTGACCTTGTTAATATGACGGGTTCAATTTATGCAAATGCGAAAGCTGGAGCTAAATTCTACATGAATCGAAGCGTTGCTACTCATATCCGTAGCTTAATCTCAACTACTGGTCAACCTATCTTTGGCTTCACAGCTAATCAATTAGGCGACTATGCAATGGTTGATACAGAAGTCATGCCTGGTGCGGGTGATGTTTCTGGTACGAATTATAATTATGTCGTTTATGGTGACCTTAGAAAAGGGCATTTATTCGGCGAGCGTGGTTCAATCACGATGGCATTAAGTTCCGAGGGTACAGTTGGAGCGAACAACCTATTCGAAAAAGACATGTCTGCTCTTCGAGTTATCGAACGAGTATGTATGGGGGTTGCGTTGCAGTCGGCTTACACTCAGTTAAGAACATAGTCCTCTTGGTCGAGGCTTGGGGGGTGGGTTCGCCTACCCCCCTCTAAAAAGGAGAATGGAAATGTCGACAGAACAACAAAGAGCCCAAGATGCTTGCTTAATCGTTAATGATGTTCTTGATTTTCAAGCGGGAAAGAAAAAGATTGATGAAGTATTTCAATTTGCGGGAAGTTCGCTTCATGCAAGCAAAGATTTGATTGAAAAAACAAAATTAAGACTTCAAGGTAATAAAGCTAAAAAATAGGGGTCAAACATGGCTTTAATTAGTACAGGCGATATTCGTACATGGATGGGAATAGAAGAGGGTGATAAAAAGCCAAACCCAAAGTTTGAAGCTATTATCCCCGCAGTACAAGGATTTTGCGATAGTTATTTAAATCGTAGGCTTGAAGCGGAAACGTATTTTCAAGACCAACGATTCAGCTATTTAGATGGGAATAATGAAAGAACAATATTCTTACCTCAATACCCCGTTAGTTATGTGTCCAGCGTTCATGTTGATACAGATAGGGTGTTTGACGATTCAACGAAGATTGCGGAAGCTGATTTCTATTTCTACCCTTCTGGAAAGTTAATCACAGAGGGGAGTCACTTTGTCCAAGCTAGAAGAAATGTTCTCGTTCATTATACAGCGGGATATGCTCCGATAGTTGGGGGAAGTCATAACTCTGCGGTCTCAACATATCCGATTCCTGCAGACCTCAAGCAAGTCATGGTTGAAATGTGCGTCGATTCAATAAAAGAGGGCATGACAGCCCTTCACAGCGTAGTTGGTGATAAATCGGCTCCTACATCGATGATTGATAAGAACGGCTTCTGGCGAGAAACCTTGTTAAAGTACAGGGCTTACAGCGGGAACATGGGGGGCATTGACCAATGAACGCTGACATAAGTCTCAATAAGGGAGATTTAAGCAAGTTATTCAAGAAATTGACTGCTACAAGTAAGCGAGAAGTGCTTATTAAGACGTTAAATTTCATGGGAATACATTTGGCGGGATGGGTCAAAGAAAATCGATTAGTTGGTCCGAGACCAGAGTTTTTGGGAGTTGTAACGGGTCGGCTATTGGGTTCGATTAGTTCTTCGGGTGTTAAAGAGGAAGTCGGAGTTTTTGGCAGAGAATATATCGTTCAGATTGGAACGAATGTTAAATATGCTCCGAAACATGAATTCGGTTTGGGTGTGCGGAAGAGACCTTTCTTACAACCCGCTTTAGAGGATAGAGACAATCAAGTCTTTTTGATTGATACATTAACCAAGAACATCAACGAAGCGATTAAAACAGCATGATACCAGCCACTATATGGACAACCATTAAAGAATT